TCTAATGACCTACCTCGCATTGTCGTCAATGGCGAAGTATGCTTCGTAGTATTAAACGGATCATTCAAAAGTGTAAATATGTCGTCTTGTTGTGAAAATCTGTTACCTTCAGTAATACGAGCAGAGTACACTTCTGGTACACGCTTGTCACTAAAAGTTGTAGAAGTAAATTGTGCATCTTCAAATACTGATGCTACTGTATGCCCAGTCATTCCGACAGCCTGAGTCATAGCTCCTAAAGATAAATCCCAATTAAACCATGGGTATAACTCGTAGTCTACTACAACTATAAACGAGCCAGGAGCATTTATAGTTTCAAACTCTTCCCAGTATATGTCAAAGCCTGCACCAGAATTAGCTAATATATCCTGCTTAACATTTTCTGTAAATGCTGGATAAGAAGTAGCAGAATTATATCCTGAAGATGTTAAAGCTGGAGAAGGCTCCCATATAACAGCTGATGCGGTTGAAGCTGCATTAGCCTGGTCCTCGTACATTATTATACTATCTACAAATACAGATACTCCGTTATCATTAGGCTGTACAACAAAATTGTTAAAGTCTAATGTAAAATAGTAAATTCCTCCTTCTGATTCAAAAGTTGGAACTATGGGCTGACAATTGTTAATCCACAACCTAGACACTTGATTTACCAAATACATATAATCATTTGGAAGCCTAAAGGTGTCTACAAAAATATTTTCCTTTAGCTGTTCTTTAAAAGTTACAGAAGCTTCATACTCTCTAACTAGAGTACGTAAATCATCAATTCGTTTTTGAGATTCCTCGAATCCCTTTCTGTATATGTTATTTCTACCGTACTTGGTATTAATAAACCTATACATGTTTTTGTTAAGTTCAATATCTATCTCTTCAGATAAAAGACTGTCAGCCTGGAGTGAATGTATTTTATCCACTCCCTGCTGAACAGCTATATGCATCTCAGTTACGTTCATGTTATACTAATGACAATTCTTTTAGTTTTGCCCTTAGAATAGTTAACTTACCTGAGTTCTTCTTATCCTTCAGGTGTACAACTGCATCATCCATTGTATCGCCAAGAACCTCATCAATAAAGATAACCTGATTACCAATCTTTCTTAAAACTCCTGCAGAAATCATTTCGTCAATCTCTGCTTTTAGCTCTAAATGCTTATCTGTTGCAACTCTAACAAATTTCTTAGGGTTACTATTCTTAAGTTCATAAAGTGAGTTCTCGATCTGCTCTTCAGTCATCCTATCAGGATTCGTGTTAGAAAGTAGACGTAATACACGCTTCATGTTCTTTGCATTAGAAGATAGTTTAATAAACTCCTTGTCTGCATCTTTCTTAAGTTGGATTTCGTTGTTTTTAACCTTATCCTCTCTAGATAGATCCTGTATAAAGAATCTCTTATTAAAATCAGAATCCATTTCTTCCTTAGTTAAGGCTACGTGTGGATGTCTAAGTGCAAAATTATATTTAATATAATCCATCACATTTAAAGGTGTTCCATCGTCATCTAGGCCAATCTCTAATTCAACACCTGTAAATCCTACAGGAATTGACATATCTGCCCAAAAACGCTTAGAGTGTTTAGGCCAGTCGACGTGATCTGGTGTAACATCTAAAATTCCATTTAGGTGCTTCTTCTCGTCAGCTGGATCAAACCCCTTTAAAGGTTGTCTATTTACATAGACACTACTGAGCTTCATTGTAGCTTCAGCTCGTACTGCTTTAGGTAAGTGACCATCTAGGTCCTTTCTCCTAAGGTAGATTTTTTTACTCATTTTTCAGTTCTTTTAAATTTTTAAATTGTTTAATAGGGTGGAAAGAATAACTCTCCTATATCTAAAATCGAAGGAAGTAAGGGACAAAAGCCCCTTACAACCCCGATTAAAAACCAATTATATATAGACTGCGTTGCACGCCGTGTTTAAGAAGCGACACAAGTTATATCAAGCGAAGTATCAAAACGCTTAAGCGCAATACCTGCTGTCTTCAACATGTGAACACTTGCCCCGTCTACATCAGATGCCCTTGCGTCAGATCCAGAGAATCCACGTGGTACAACTGAACCAGCAACACACCATCTCATCATCTCACGACCTTTCTTAGCGATCATTTGTAGGTTATTCTGACCGTCGTAGTTTGACTGGTCAACGAATACCATACGGTAAGACTCAAGAGAGTATCCTGTAACAGGGTGCTTCGCGCGAGCTTGAGCTACTGCACCGTGGTCAAATAATGGTAGTTTTACCACATTTACCACATGGCCGTCCACGTGCTCGTACGAAGTAAAGTAACCAGTTAGTCCAAGTGATCTACCAGAACCTGTGATGAAACGATTCTCTCCACCAACTTTAAAAGTATTACTGCTAAAGTGGTTTTTCATAGCTTCATCAAATTCACGAGCTCCGCCAGTACCTGTGTAAAGAGTTACTTGCTTTTTAGAAGCATCAGTCATTCCGTAGAATAGGTCACCGATGATGTTCTTCAATTTTGTTTCTGTCATTGTAGAGTAAGTATCTGTTTCAACAATTTGCTGAAGTAGACCTGGTCCTACAACTACAGGTTGACCATTTTCGTCCTTCATGTACGTATGACCGTTTGCGTCATATGTCTTCTGGCCGTACCAGTAGTACATTTCACACTCTTCTTTAAAGTCAAGCATGTGTAAGTACTCCTCGTAATCCATCCAAAGCTTCGTAGTAGATCCACCTTTAGTTGGTAGAGCAAACTCTGCTACGTAATCTTTAGCGTTTCCAGACATGTGGTAAGATTTACGAACTGTAGTCAGTTTGTTTCTTACTTTACCTGGAGTCTCCCAGTTAGAAGCGTTTCCACGAGAGAAATCAACTCCTACAGGAGCGTACATCTGTGCCCATAGAGCACCTTGTGTAACGTCCGCCGCAGCTACTGTAGCTGAAGTTGAAGGATTTACTAGTTGAAGCGTGTATTTCCATGAAGTTCCACCAGCTACTTGCTCAGGTTCTTTCATGATACGCGCTTGTGAACCCGACTGAGAAACAAGTACGTATGGGAATACGAAGTGCTTGTCAGGGAATTCTAATTCAAAAGATGCTCCACCTAGACCAACATTTGATGTTGAAGTCATAGTCCTTGCTACTGGTCTCGTTCTCAGACGGTGTGTTGCCACACGGTACTCATACTCTAAACGGTCAATTGACTTAACGTTACCTACACCTTCTGTCATAAAAGAAAGTGGGAAACGCTTATCATCTTTACCCGCTAGGTGTGTAATGATAGGAGATAATTCAGTAGGCTTAGACAATAGAGCATTTGCCAGACTATTCATGTCTGTCATCTGTGTGTCGTTATAAAACGTCTTTTGCACAGATATGTTTGTTCCATTAACTGCCATTTTTATCTAATTTTATAAAGTTAGTTGCATTTTAAAATTGCCATTTATTAAAAGTTAAGATCAAGATTATCTAAATCAACCGCTTTCGACTTACGTCTAGAGGCTTTACGAGCACTCTTTACAGACTCCTCATTTTTAGCTATTCTTTCTCTTAGTGATTTCGTAGCCGTAGTTTTTGCTTTCTTTTCAATTAAGTTACCTAAATCAAATCCCTTATACATAAGGTAGTCAATTGCTAACTTAACATCCATATCCGCATTGCTATGGTCTAGATCTCGTTGTGTCATACCATTTTGATTAACAGGCTTAGAGACATAGTCAAAAAATTTGGCTTTGTCCTTTTTTGGAACAGCTATTCCTGCAAACTCTGTAGAATTCTCAATGGTATCGTACACACCGTTCCAAAACTGTATCTGTTCTTCTTGGGCTTTTGCACGCTGCTCTTTCTGTTGAGCAAGTAGCTGTTGTCTCTGATGACTTTGCGCTTGAGCTAACGAAGATTTTGCAGCTTGTGACTTTTGGAATAGTTTACCAGTATCTTCATAGTCATCAATAAGCTCTTTAATAAAGTTTTGATCATGACCTTTGCTAACAAAGTAATCTGACAAAATAGCTTTTTGACTTCTCACGTCATCTTCTGCAATATCTATCTTATTGTAATCCAATTGTGGATCATAAGCTTGCATAAACTCTTGCGACTCTCCGCCGTTAAGAACGTACTCAAGATGGCTTTTTACAAGTGGAAACTTTTCAAACAACTGATCAAGCTGATCTTCTGCCATCCTAGTACCAACATCTTGAGTTAATTTAAGTAGACCTTCAGTGGTGTCATCATACTCTTCCTCAACTTCGTAGCCAAGTGAAGAAATAATTTGTCCAACAACACTATCATCGTCTGTATCTTCTGCAACGTCTTCATCCTCGTCCTCATCTTCCTCAAGGACCTTCATAACTTCTTCCTCTTCTACCTCTTCTTCTTCTTCTGCTTCTGCTTTATCAGCAGCATCGTTATCAAGTTCGTTATCTGCAGGTTCTTCCTGCTCTGGTTTTTCTTCGACCTCAGGGGCCTCAACAGGCGCCTCTGTCGTAAGACCGTCCCCTAGCATATCATCAAACGATATGTCATCTAGTACGATCTTTTCTTCTTCTGGTTTGTCCATAGTCTATAAAATTAATTTTTACAAAAATAGTTTATATTAAATTGATTTAAATATATGTTTAGTTTTTTACTGTCTCTTTTATTATATATCACTTCTAAGACTTATTAAAGTTTAATTCAGGATATAAATCAGGTCTAGTTTTAGTCTGTTCTAGGTATCTAGCGTCCTGTATCGCGCGCCTGCGTAACTCTTGTTTTTGATTATCTAGTAGCTTATCATAATCAATATTAAACTTATCGTTAAGATACTTTCTTACATAATCTTCTACTGGGTCAACATCAGCTGGTCCACCATTCTGATACATACGAGGTCCCCCCATTCTTTGGTCGCTTGGATAGACACGGTCAGTTTCTTGCCCTGTAAGGAAGTCTTGGTAACCTTGGTCCCCGGTGCCGAAATTTTGATAGGTATCAAAAAGATCTGCTACATAATCTGAAGCACCTGTGTATGCATCGCTTGCAAATCCGGTAGCCAAATCAACTGGTGTATCAAACAGGCCAAATTTTCTACCTGTAGATATTGCTGTAGACAATAAATTCTGTCCCTCATCAATAAGTCCTGATTGATCTCCTTTCAATCCAAAAGCAAGACCTCTTGCGCCCATTTCTGTGTAATCGCCCCTGTCAAACGCTTCTCCAAACTTAGTAACTTCTAAAGGAGTTATGCCTCCAAGAAATTTATTACGTAAAAAGCCCGCTCCTTTTGAGTAAGGCAGCACATCTGCAAATCCTTCAACAAAACGTAATCTACTGCCCATATCTCCTGCCCCAGTAAGCTCAGCACCTGCTCCTTCGTACATTTTATTAACCGCCCCTGGTAAACCTGCAAGAGTTTTTCCGTAGTATGTAGTCATTAATGCGGAGTTTGCCTGTTGAAAAGGTGTAAGAGTTCTAAGACCTTGTGTAGTCATTTGCCCCGATCTTAATGCTCCTAAATACGATCCAAACCCTCCTTCTACACCTGTAATCGCTCGTCCAGCATGAGTTAGAAACTTGTTACCAAAATACCTAGGTCCTGCGGTTACAAGTCTAGTTGCGCCGCTAGCTAATGCACTTGGCGTCGTTACTCCCGCTAACCCAGGAAGAGCTCCTACACCTCCTAATACAGCTCCACCGCCAAGAATTGCGCTGCCCCAAGCTCCAACTGGCTCGGTTGCTGCATGCTGTCCTGCTCTTTGTTGTCTATACCTTAGAACACCATCCATACCAAGGTTATCAAAGATCTTTTGCTCCATAGAATTGTTTGCATAAGGATCATATCCTTTAGGAATATCTTGCGGCTCAAAATCACCAGTAATTTCTACTTCTGGTAAAGGATACGCCCCTTGAGCATCTTGAATCATTTCCCACTCTTCTGGAGTTACATTAGAAGATAAAGATTGAATGTTATCAGGATTTATATAAGTAACATCTAACCCCTCTGTGCCAAGTCCTGCTTTATTGCTTTCTAAAATAGCTTGGTTTTTAGTAGGCTTATGATATGTGAAAGGATTAGCATTCTTATCTAAGTCAAGTATATCTACCTCTGCGCTGGGTCCCCCACCTTGGTATTTCTGCTTATACCCACCGTACTTGTATGCAGGTGTTTCTATAACCGTACCTCGCCCAGGTCCTGTAGGTAAGTTCTGTACACCAGGTGGAACATTCTTAAATGATTGTACTAGGTGCCCTTGCTGATCAAACTTACTAATATTAATAGGAACTTTCATTCCTTCAGTATTAAACGATGCATTAGGTGCTACATCTGGAAATGCCATAGACGCACCTGTGTTACCTCTAGCATGCTCTTCTCGTAAACCTACCTGCTGCTCTTGCTGTGTCCTAGCAATCTGCATCTGCTGAGCTTCCATTTGCCTTTTAGCATCCTGCTCTGCATATAACAATGTAGGTACATCTACACCAGCTTCTGCTTGTGCAAACAAATCTAACACACTGCCTTGGTGTCCAGTAGCT